GAAATGCCGGTAAGGTGGACCGTGTGATAGCGCGGCCCGTTGGCGATAATTTGACTTGTTACAGTATCAGCCATGATGGCTCCTTAACGGGTCACTTCTTGTGCGGCCAGGACGTAATCGGCCGAGATTGTTTCGCTGGCGGCGGGCGTGATTTGGAGGATCGGGGTCAGCAGCTCGTCGGTCAGGTTAGTCGCAGTGGCTCCAATCGTGGGAGCGTGGACAGTGTACACCTTCGCCCCATTGACGAAGACGTGAACGTCCGTGCCGTCGTAGTAGTAAGACAACTCTACGTAGGTGTCGGATACTAGGGTAGTGACGGTGGCCAGGAGGGTAGTCGCTGTGTTGTCAACCGCGGACACGAGACTTACCACCCCGGTCGCGGCGAACTTGAACAGCAAGCTATCCGTCGTGGCAGCGCCGGTCTTAATCATCCCTGCCCAGCCGGTGATGCCAGTGCCGATTGCGCTGACCTTCATACGGACAACGTACCAGAACTTGTTACCGGAGACGAACTGGAAAGCCGCCTTGGTGGAGTAGACACTGGTCGCTGTGGTTGCGCCGCCGGGGGTGAGCAGACCCACTCCACCCAGACCATCAGCTAGCGCAAAGGTGCTAGAGGCGCCACTGACTGTCAAACCCGCAATGTCTGTCATGCCGATGAAATCGCTGGCATAAGTGACAACTGCCTTGCCGCTTAGGCTAGCTGTACTCAGCGGATCTGGCAACGGGTAGTCGCCGGTGGGAGTGCCCTTGACTTGTGTCGAGAGACCGTTGAAAAACCGAGTGGGTGTGCCCATATCAAACTCCTAGTTACGTTCTTGCGAACGGCATTGCTGCCGTAACTGGCGGGATGCGCCGCCACGCTCAGGGGGAAGGCCCTAACCAATACGCCCTCGGATTACGGAATCATAAACCGAGGGCACATCAATTAAGGTCCGTTAGAACCGAAGATACCGCGTGGGTCAGTGCAACCGACGCTCAGGCGCATGTACGAAGCTGCTTTGGCATTTTTCGTATCAAAGTCGTTGTCCTGATCGAACATCGGCTCATCACGCCAGAAGAACGTCATGCCATTCGGAGCGTTCGTGCGGACGAACCAAGCGTGCGGGGAGGTGAAGTAATGATTCATCTTGATGCCTTTGGGGAAGGCGTTGGTAGCCTTCAGCACGTTAATGTCATTATTCGCTCCGCCGGGCTGGAGGACCGACTGCAGAATCCGGTTGGCGTTGTACCACTCCTGACGAGAGATATGCAGCGATTCCGGCATGATGTTGATCAGCAAGCCGGTGTCATTCTGCGCACCCATGATCTGGATGGTCAGGTCTTCCAACGACGCTTCGGACAAGTCTGCCGCCGGGCTCAGTGCATTGCTGAATGTACCGCCAGTCGCGTTTAAGTGACTGGTAGACACCAAGCTAGCACCGTCGCCGGTGGTGAAGTAAGTCGTCGCAAACGCGTTGTTATACGGGAATGCTGCGATATTTTCCACCGTCTGCTGCATGGAGAAAGCGTTTGCCTCGGCGCGCCGAGTTGCCACTTCCTTGTACAGGTTATCCCGCATTTCTTCGTAGGTCACGATGAACCCCAGAGCATACGCGATGTGAGTGTAGGTGTTTACCACACCTTGCAACTCACCTTCGTATGTGACTGGAGCACCTTGGCCCTTGACGGGTGCGAGGCCGAATGGAGTGACTTGCACCGCCTGTTCGTACGCTTTGTCTGACGACTTGATGTCGTACAGATCCGTGTACTCTTTTGCGTGCTGGTCGTAGACCTGGCCCCATGTTGCAAAAATCCCAGGCCAGAGTAGCTTGGGATGGGAGCCTGTGTTGATTACACCGCCTGCCATGATAGTTCTCCTTTAAACGCCAGCGGCACCGGTACCAGTACCGAGCTCATGGACATTGATTTTGACGAGGTGCTTGGCATAGGCGCCGAAGGCGTTCTGCTGGCGACGGACCAGACCCATCAAGCGGAGCTGGAGGGTGGCGGTGGTGGCCGGGGTAGCGTCAGTGGCGGAAGCAAGCATCCAGCCAGACACGAAACCACTGCCAGTGCCAGACACCGAAATGGTGTTGAGGCCGATTTCAGTCGCGGCCAGGGCCGTACCGTTAGCGTTCTCTTGCACTTCGAACAACACATCTGGATTATCCACGACCATTGCGTACCAGTCGGTGGCTTGAGCCGCTGCGGGGCGGTAGGTGATGTCGAGGTTCTTCGGGTTGGCGATCAAGCCTTCCGCTGAACCCAGGCCCACGATCACGCCGCGAAGGGCGCCGGTGGTGGCTCCGAGGACAATCCCAGGAACACCATTGGCATCTGCCGTCCCGCTGGACTTGACAGGATCGCCAATGTAGAGTGCGGTAGCATAAGCCGCCGCGATGGAGTAGATCCGAGCTTGGCCGTTCCAGGGAGAACCGTTGAGGTACTGTACTGGACTGAAACCACTCGGACGATTTGCGTTCGCCATGATAAAAGTCTCCGTTGATTAAGCGATTGCTCGCTTGGGTTTAAAGAAATCTGGAATGGCCGTCCGAGCATTGTCTACGTACCGGTGCTGGGTATCACCAGGGCGGTCATTTTCCGCTCCGATCATTCCTCCTAGCAGTGACCGACGAACCTTGTCATTCCTAGCCTCGACCTGCTTCTGGTCCTCTTCCCACCACTCTTGCTTGATCTTCATGAGAATCAACCTAGTTGGCTGGCCGTCTTTACCTACCTCTTGTCCGGAGACAACACTTACTCGGGAGCCAAGATCAGTGTTCCCGCTGATGGCGCTGTCACCGCCAAGGGAAACATTATTGATCTTGATCTCACGTTCATCTACAAATTCGTACCCGCCATCCAGGGCTCGCTGGAGACGCTCGCCCGTGCTGAGGAACCAGTGGAGATGGTATCCGGGGATCTCAGCGGTTTCAAGCCGCTGGACCGGCACGGACATCGGAATACGCTTGCGCTCCCGCTGTGCGGTGGTGGGGGATGCTGGGTTCAGTTTCTCAATCGCCATGATTATGCTCCAAAGTAGATCTCGGCGTAACGGGCACGCCAGTCGTTGATAGTTTTGTATTTCTTGTCCGCTCCGACGAAGCGCTTGGCGTCGGCATCGCAGGCTGCGCGGGCGTCGGAGGGTAAGGCTGCGTAGGTCTTACCGCGTCCACCGGAGGCGTTTCCGCCATCACTGCCCCGAGCGCCTTCAACCTTGTCGCCGCGGGGTTGCTGGACTCCAAGCTCCTTGTCCACCTCGGCAAGGACTTTGTCGTAGAAGGTGCGTCCACTGGAAGTTTCTCCTTGTTCGCGCAGTTCCTGGGCAACGGCGAGGGCTAGGGCGGTTTTCCGCTTGTTAATTCCAAACCAGGGATTCTCCGCGTTCCACTCCACCAGATCTGCGGGAGGGGTAAACTGAGGTTCTGGAGTGGGCGCTGGGGCTTTTGCAGCTGCCGGCTCCGTCACCGCCATCTTGGTGAGCTGCTCCGTCAGTTCCGCAACCCCTTCATGGTCCCCGGCTTCAGAAGCTGCAGCCAGCTGCGCTTTGACTTGACGACGGGCATCGTCGACTGCCTTCTGAGTCGCAACAGTATGGCGCTCTTCCATTTGAGCGATAGCGTCCTGAGCCGCCTTGAGCGCCTGTGCGGTAGCTTGAGATTCACGCTTGAGAGAGTCGAGTTCATTGTGGAGGCGCTTGTTTTGTTCCTTGACAATCGGGAGGACTTCTTCGCCGCGCTTGATGTAAGTGTCAGCGTCGACGAAGCGGCTCGGGTCTCCCTTGAAACGAGTCGGGGGAATCCAGCCCATCTTTTCAGCTTCGCGCTGGA